GTGTAGCTTTTTTAAATTTATCAACTTCACAAAGCTTTTCTTGTTTTTCTTTTCCAAGTTCATATTTAACAATCTCTCCTTCGGTAAGATTTACCCAGCTAATAAAACTAAATCCTATTTGATTTTCATTTTCAAAAACTTGTATTTGAGTTTTTTCAGGGTTTTGTAAGTATATTTTTGACATATTATTATAAATTTAAATCTTTTAACCAACCGTAATTATAAATTGTTATAAAACCTAGGACTCCATACCCTTGATATTTTATTTGTGATAATAGATTTGTTTGCACTATAGCATCACCAAATGCACCTAGGTTTCCACCGCCAGTTGTACTGCCATGCCCTCTTGCTTCACCCATCTCCAACCCGTCACCAGAAAATAATTTTACCCCAGCATATCCAGATAGTGAGCCAATTTGACACCCAGCATAAATTATATTTTTTATATTTCTACCTAGTGGAGATCTTATGGTGAGTGTGTTTAATATCGTGCCTAAGCCATTTGATAATTCCGTGACTGGGCTAAAAACTATGCGGTCGCCCATATCTTTAAAACTCATTATAGCACCGCTTGATAATACATAAATACTTTCAATTAATTTGTATTTAGTATAGCCACTAGGTAAAGTTGGGGTTGTGGCATTTGTAGAAAATATAAAATCACTTACACCGCTTGTAGGATTGTAAATAGCATAGCAATGATACCAAGTGCCATTTGCTTTTGAGCCAGTGTCTAGCCCACCATTATTTGTGCCAGCAGTCCACGAAGCATCAAGCCTTTTAGTCATTGCACCCACACTTGCCATACCTGTGTAATCACTAAAAGTAAAAGTGCCACTTGTAAAATCTATATCGTTATTGGCATCGGTTGCATTGTTTGAAATAGTAATTTGTTTATTAATGTATGAAATACCAGCAACTGTTTGGCTTGCATTCGGAACTTTTAATAAAAGAAACGCACTTGCTGTTGAATTATATCTTAAAATTGCGTCCCTTGTTATTGAAAAGTCGCCTGCTTGAATTGTCGTCCCGTCTTCTCGCAAAATATTAAATGGAAGCCCACCGTTTAAACCTGCTAATCTTAATGTCGCAACCCCTGTGTTATTGTTTGTTGGGCGAAATCTAATAAGCATTCCGTTCCAAGTTGTCGGTGTGTCTATTGGTGTTTTAAAAGCCCCTTGTGGGTTTAAGACATATTCCGTTGCCGTTCCTGTGTCAATATAAAAATTTGCAATTGAAGCATAAGAATTCAGTGCTTGGCGGAATTGCAACGAATCGCTTTCTATCAAAGTTCCGCCTGCGTCTGTGATAACGCTTTCTACTTGTTGCAAAAATGGCGTGTGTTGAGCACCAGTCATTTGCGAAATACCATCTACTTTTGGAGGAGTTCCAGCCTTAGACATAATATGTTATAAATAAGTTATTTTTAAATTGATTATTTTAGTATTGTCAAGCATTTTCAACGGCAATAAAGCTTCCATTTTCAAGCGTCAAAATTGAACCATCTTCCGCAGAGAAATACACTGTGGTGTCAACAAATGGAATTAGGAATTGATATATTATTTTTACATTTGCAGGCTTTAATTTATCAAATATACATTGTAATTTTGGAATAATAGAGTTGTAAGGTATTGGGTATGGCAAAGGGTAGGTTGTTGGCGTTAATTCTGCTGGTAAAATCACAAACATCGTGAAAGGTGCTTCATCAACAGACAAATAATAAAATGGATATTGTAAGGGATATGTTGTGCCTGCGACACCAGTCTTTATTTGTATTCCACTATAACCAAGCAAGTTAATCACATATTCAAATTGTTCAATTAAAGTGCCTTGCAACCCCGCCAATTTAATCAATAAGTTTATACGGCGTTCTTCAATAGTGCCGTTATTTGTCAAGCAATCATCAGGAATACCAAAGGTTTTTTCCCACTCGATAAGTAAACTTGTGGCTTTTGCAATATCGCCTTCCGCAATAAATATGTTTAGGTTGTTATTGAAGTCAACAAAACCTTCCGCCAAACCAATTAAAAGCTTGCGTAAATTCGTGCCGTCAACCCACTTATTTTGGTGCAAGCGGTCATTTCTTAAATAACCTGCCAAAATGTTTGCCTGTTCGTTTGGCGTGTTATTTTGTATAAACATAATCAAAATTCAACAGTGCCTAAAATTGGAATTTCCCCAAACCCAACAATAATATCAGTCAAGCCAATCGCAACTTTTGGCGTGTTTCCGTTATCATCGGTAGTTTGTAAAATAATATTAAACAATTCGTCCCTTGTTATTGAAGTTTCAAAATCTGTGTTGTTTTTGAAAAAATCAATTAAGTTATCTTTTATTGCTTGTTTCATTGCGTCTGTGTTTGGCGTTACACTTGTAAATATAAAATTAACCGTTACAGGCGTTGGTGCAAGCACAATAACATAGCTATCGGGTGTATTGGAGGGATTTATTGTGCTAAGTTTATCAGTGCCGTTTATAATTGCATTTTTTGCATCATTAATTTGTGTTGAATTTGGCAAAATATTAACATCGTTATCCCGAACGAAATAAATTGTTACCTTGCCTGCTTGTGGATATGCGTCCTTTACCCAAGTTCTTGTAATTCCAGCAACGGCTTCTTTTAAGAAAATTGGAATGCCAACTTTTGTAAATGGGGCGGAGAAATAACTTTGGAATTTCTCGGCAACTCTATTTTCAACAGACAAATCACTTTCAACATCAAGCCCACCACTTATTCCGTCAAAAGTTGTGAATACGGCAGGATTGACATTTATAATTCCATTAACAAGCGTCAATTCTATGATACTGCCAATGTTTGTATTTGCACCAAGTGTTGTTGAAGTTACATTTGCAACGGCGTTTGTGAAATTTAATGTTAAAGTTCCAGTGGCAGGCGTTGATGGTGTGCTTGCAATATCAAAAGTAAATGTTTTTAATCCAGTGACTGCAATTATTTGACCTGAAACATTGTATTCACTTTCGTTTGCACCAAGAATTGAAACAGCAACATTATTCGCAAGGTTATGGTTGTGAACTGTTTCAACTGTTACCTGCGTCCCAGCCCTTGTTATGCTTGCAATATTTATGGTTTGGTTCGTAATTGTAACATTTGCATTCGTTGAATATTGAATTGCATTTGCATTTGTTATTAAAGTCCCTGCTGAAATTAATGTGCCTGCAGTTCCTGTTAAAACAATATTTCCATTTGAAGTTGTTGCGTCTTGGCTATTAATCCCAATCTTTGAAGCCCAAAACTCACGCCAGCTGTCTCCACCTAAAAACGCTTCCGTTATTCCTTTTTGAATGTTCTTGTTATTTTCATAAATTCCAAGTGCAAGTGATTGACTCAAGCCACGCAAAAAACTATTTCTTATTGTAGGGTCAACTTTTTTACTAGGGTCAGATTGACCAGTGTTGATTGACTTTACAAGTGCGTTTGTTAACACCTGTTCGTTTTGTTGTATTGTTTTAATTTCAATTGGCATTAAATGTATTTATAAATGCTTGTTTGTATAATGTTTCGGTTTCGCTAATTTGCAACTCAACATTTATTTGAATTTGCGAAATATTTCGTATAACTTCAACAGTGTAATTTTTTATAATCTTATCTTGCACCAACCAAGCCAAGCCATCTTGACAAGCGTTTTTTATTGCTTCGGCATTTTGTGCGGTGTTTTTTGCTCTCGTTATAAAAAGCCAAAGTTTTGAACCAACTTCATAACCCTCAACTTCACTAAATTGGTTTGTAAAATGTCCAGACCTATGAAGTGGGTTTTGTATTTCCCACGACTTTGCACGAACTTCACAAAAAATAGACATATAAAGTGCAGTATCAAAAGTGAATGTTTTTGCAATATCTCCACCTTCAAAATCAATATCCCAATCACTTTCTTGAAAAAGCTTGACATCAGCAGGCATTTGATTATTGTAAAATAACTATTCTTTTAATTATGCGTTGTTGTTGTAATGTCAAGGGTTTTATATTAAAAGTCAATGAAAAAGAAGGTACGGCACAAGTACAGGGCGAAGATGGTAGTCTTTACGAAAATGTTTTATTGATTAACCCTTTTGGCACGCACTCAATTCCTGAAATTACAGATAATATGGAAGTATTGATTATGAAGTCAATGGGAACAAAAGATGTTGTTTTAGGGCTACCTTTTAATTATATCAAAAAAGATATTTTACCAGCAGAAAAACAAGGTGATTACACAGTTGGAAGCGTTGTTGGTGGTAATTATGCACAATATAAACAAGATGGAAGCACAGTTGAGCAAACAACAACAAAAACAGTGAATGGCAAAGTTGATATAAACGGCAATTTTTCAACAAACAGCATTACAAATTTAGGGGACGCAACTGCACTTGTTTTAAATAAAAATGCAGTTATGCAAGTTATAATTC